GACGATAGAGCAGTAACTAGCGCTCAAAACTACACCAGTACAACTGTCTATAACGTCCAACTGTTTACTGAACAAGTTTATGTACGCATTCGCGGCAGACAGATGGCTTTTAAGATTGAGTCAACCGACCTTGGTACAAGCTGGCAGTTGGGTGTCCCACGTATAGACGTTAGACCTGACGGTAGGAGATAAGCATGGCAACAAAAGGCGTAGTAGCCCCACGACTACCACTTGCTCCAGTTGAGTATGACCAAAGGTTTATGGATGCGTTGCTTGGCATTTTGCGTCAGTACTTTAATGCGCTAGACAACCCCGGACCCGTTCTCGCGGCAACAGAGAGAACAACAAACCCCACAGAAGTTATCTCTGCTTTAAGTTGTGCTAAACCCAGCACTACAGGCGCTCCCACTATTAGCCTTCCTACACAGGCTGATTTTGCTAATTTGCGTTCTGGCGATATTTACTACGATACGTCTGGTGGGTCTGCAACAAGTTACCCATTAAGGATTAAGGCGTGATAAACTCAATTAACCCCCTTTTTGTGAGGCATATATGAGCCTTGAAGTTGCTGCAAAACACCTAGCCGCGCATGGTCGTGGTAAAGACACCGAACTTATCCACATGGATAAAGGCGAGATTGCGAGCCTCCAACAAATTGCAAAGGCAAACGGCGGGTCTTTAACTATTAACCCACAAACTGGATTGCCCGAAGCAGGGTTTCTTAGCGCCTTGTTACCTATGATAGCTGGTGCAGGTCTTATGATGATTCCCGGTATGCAAGCAGGCGCTGCGGGTCTTATTGTTGGTGGTCTCCAAACAGCGCGTACCGGTAGTCTCAGCAAAGGCATTATGGCTGGCCTTGGTGCTTATGGCGGCGCTGGTTTAGCTGGTTCGGCTGGCGCTGCAGGTGCGTCATCAGTAACTCCTACTGTCTCAACCCCAATCGCTCCTCCTCCTGCGCCAGTAATACCATCGGGCGTAGAGAATTTCGGGCCTTCTGCCTCAGCGGATGCGTTTAGCGCAATGCCTACTACACCAGCCATAACCCCTAGCGCAGGATTACCCACAGCGTATCAAGATTACGGTCCTGTAGGGCAATATACAGGCAGTTCAGCGCCATTACCCACCAGCACTGGCGGTATGGACGTAGCGGGGGCTCAGCCACCAGCACAAGGAATATCAAATGCAGCCCCTGTGTCTGAGCAAGCATCCGTGCGGGCTATTGATAACGCTACGATACCAAAAGACTTTAACGCCATGAACGCTTCCGAGCGGGCTCAGGCTATTAGAAGTGGCGCATCGTTTAGTAATGCAGCGGACTGGGCGGGGGCAAATAAGTATTCGGCCTTAGGCGCAGCTACTAGTGTTGCTGCTGGTATGCAAAAAGACCCACTAAAACCCGCCGAGCCAGACAAAGATATGGGTCAACGGTATCAGTTTACTGGCGGAAAATACGAGCCAGCACCTGCACCAGACGTACCAACCTACGATGAGATGCTATATGGGGGCGGCAATTTTGGTCGTCAGCAAAAATACTTTAAACAACCTACATATTCGCCGATTTCAGCGGATGAGGCCAAAAGTATGTATCACTTTGCGGCTGGTGGTCCAGTTGAGCAAATGTCTAATAATTCCATGATGGGGGTAAACACTATGTACCCTATGGCAAATATCTCGACAGCTTCTTACGGTACGCCCGACCAAATGGCTGAGGGCGGTATTTCTGGTAGCGGCAACCTTGACTTAAGCATCCCGCTTGACTTTGGTGGTGCTAATGGTGGCGGCGGGTTTGGTGGCGCTGGTGCTAACGGTTATAGCGCCGTAGGCTCTGGCGGTGGAAGTCAAACTGGGTTCACTGGGCAGAACAATACTGCTATTGGCGCAAAAGGTGGAGCCGGGTTATTGCCACTTTTTAATACCGGTCAAACTCCTTTTAGTGACCCTGTAAATACATTCCCAGCGCCAAATAATCAACCCCAAGGCACAGGTGCATTTGGTGGCGCAACAGACAGTCTTAAAGGATTGGCTGCTATATATGCCGGGCAACAAACAGGTAATACGTCCGTCCAGCAATCAAAGTACTTGAACGGAGCATACATAGGTAATCCCGCAAATCTGATGGCTTCTGGCGGTATGGCGACAGGAGGACTCTCCGATGCGCAATATAACTTGGGTGGTTATTCTGATGGTGGTCGCTTACTTCGCGGGCCGGGCGATGGCGTATCTGATTCGATACCTGCTGTAATCGGTAAGAAACAACCCGCTCGTTTAGCCGACGGTGAATTTGTGGTGCCTGCACGTATTGTCTCTGAGTTGGGTAATGGCTCAACTGAGGCTGGCGCACGCAAACTATACGCTATGCTAGACAGAGTTCAGGCGTCACGGAAGCGTACAGTCGGTAAGGGCAAGGTTGCAAAGAACAACCGTGCTGATAAATACTTACCTGCATGAGCGACAACCGCCTAACCCCAGAATGGATAGAGAAACGAGACGAGCTACGTGAAAGGGCTTGTTGCGGGGATAGCAACGCTTTGATATTTTTAAGCACCGTGATGGATGCTGTTGAGATTTGGGACGATCTTGTAGACAAAGACAAGGAAGTTAAGGGCGACGACATAAATCGGGTGTTCCTAAACCTAATGTTCTTTATGCCTCAGAATCCGTTCTTTGAACGTAACAAAGGGTACTTGTTGCCCATAATGATGACTTGTATAAACGCTTGGTTAGACTCGAACGACTTGCAGAAATCTCCTGTCAAACGTGATCTTCAAGCTGCGTGGTGGTTAAAACAAATGGGCGTTGAGCTATATGGCTCAGTCGCATTCTTAATGGGTGGCTTTAGCCACATGCGTGAAATCTCACTAGAAGCCCGTACTGTACTGGCGCACGAAGATTTTGCGGATTTCTTACAGGAGAATAGTCATGCCTGATATGGGTAACAGCCAACAACCAGCGGCAGAACAAAAAGCTAGTACAGAACTGCCCGAATGGGCAAAACCGTATGCTAAAGACATACTGGCTAAGGGTCAGGCGTTAACCGACGTCAATCAGAACCCATACCAGACTTACAACCAAGACCGCATTGCAGGGTTTTCCCCAATGCAACAACAGGCTATGCAAAACGCCCAAGGTATGTCTGTAACCCCGCAAACGGGTGAGGCAACTGCTGGTGCGACTATGGCTGGACTTGGCGGCATGGGTGTAGCGGGTCAGGCTAATCCTTATGGGTTCCAACAACAAGTTGGCGGGTACATGAACCCCTACTTGCAAATGTCTTTGGCTCCTCAGTTAGCGGAGGCTAATCGTCAATATGATATTGGTGCTACTAAACAACAGAGCGCAGCAACGCAAGCCGGTGCGTTTGGCGGTTCCCGTGAAGCGATTATGGCTGCGGAGAATGAACGTAACCGTAATACGGGTCTAAATAGCATTATTGGTCAAGGATATAACCAAGCCTTTGGTCAAGCACAGAACCAATACAACCAAGGGCTACAGAACCAACTTGCTGGCTACGGCTTGATGAATCAATCTGCCGCTAACTTGGGCCAACTCGGTCAAAACCAGTATGGTCAGCAAATGGGCATCAATCAGTTGCAAGCTGGATACGGCGCTCAACAACAAGCTCAGATGCAAAAAGGTTTGGATACTTCGTACCAAGACTTCCTCAACCAGCAAAACTATCCATACAAGCAGTTGGGCTTTATGTCCGACATGATCCGTGGTTTGCCACTGGGTCAGCAATCTACTACGCAGATGTATCAGGCCCCTCCTACTTCACTGCAAACTGCCAGTGCTTTGGGCCTAGGTGCTTATGGTATCAATCAGCTAAGCAGAGCAGGCGGTGGCGAAGTCCACGGATACGACGAGGGTGGTTCTGTAACTAGCGAAGACAACGTCAGAAGCATCTCCAAATTCCTACCCGCAAAGCAACTACCTGCTTCCTACCAGATGGCGGCGGCTCGCGGTGATTTAGATGCTGAGATTGCCCTACAGAAGCAAATGGCGGAAAACAAACGCCTATCAGAGAATGCTACTATTGACCGTGGTCTAGGCAGTGCGTTTAATAGCCTACCACCTCAGACTCAAGATGGTGTAGTCCGTGCCGCTGGTGGCGGCATTTTAGCGTTTCAGGATAGAGGATTAGTTCCCTCAGCCAACGCTGAGGATGATGATGAAAGATTAGAGGCTGACGAACGGGAAACTTCGATTGGTTACACAGGCACGCCTACACAACAGGCTATGGCGCAAGGTTTGCTATCTTCGCAGGCAAGGTTAATGAACAGCCCACAGTATGATCCTCTAACCCGCAAAGGTAGGTTGTCTGCGCAAAAGCGATCTTTTGAAGAGTTAAAAGAAATGGCTGGCCCTGATCCATACGGCGCGCTAGAAAAGACATTGGCTGAAGATAAAGAGACCAGTGCTAGGGTCCTAGAACAAAATAAAGGTTTTGCTGCTTTGCAAGCAATTCCCGCTGTTCTTCAAGGCGGAAACGCACTTCGTGGACTAGGTGCAGCAGCAGGTGCCCTTGGTACTGGATTTGCAGAAGCCGCTAAAGCCGACCGCGCCGAGAAGAGATACCTTGGTCAGATGCAATTCCACTTGGCTGATGCCAAGCGTAAGGAAAACATGGGTCTATACGGCGAAGCCCGCAAGGATGTACAAGACGCCGAGGTTGCAAGACTCAATGCAGTTAAAGAAGGTCGCGCTCGTGAGGCCGCAGTGGGTACTAACTACGCTAAAGGTATACAAGCAATGCGTGCTCCTGCTGGTGCTGGCGGTGCTGGAAAAGGGCCTAAACCCGACGACATCATTGTTCAGAAAGAATTGCAACTATCTACTATGGATCCTAACGATCCAAAATATTCTTCGCTTAAGAAAGAAGTTGACGCTCTTCGTGCGTACCAAGGTCGTAAAGCCCCCGGCCTGCCCGGTGTTGAAACACGCGTTGATGCTACTTCGCTCGATAAAGCACAGGAACGCACTAAGAGCAGGATCCTTGCAGACTTTAAATACAACGAGGCACAGCGTAAGAAAGACACGGGAGGGATGGAAGCACGCCGCGCAGAAATCTTGCAAGAAGAACTATCTAAACCACCTACGGCTCCATCGGCTAGCCCAGTAACTCCATCGCCTGCACAAAGCGGTGCTCCAAAAGGAGGCGGGCCAATTACACCTGATGCGTTTGCCAAACAATGGGCGACACTTAAACAAGGACAAACATTAGTCGGACCTGATGGCTTAACCTATACTAAGCAGTAATCATGGCTTGGACACCACCTTCTGATGCTGTAGTAGTGCAGCCACCCGCCGACGCGCCTAGTGGGGGGTGGAAACCGCCTAGTGATGCCGTAGCAGTTAAGGCTGAAAAGTGGGCACCGCCTACCGATGCCGTAGTAGCTGAAACGCCTTCTTCTGGCTCTCCTATGGGGGAGGATTTAGGCGCGGCAATCATGGGCGAGGCGGCGTCTCGCAAGCCTAAGACTTTCACTGGCAGTGTCTTTGACACTGAAGAATTTAACCCTGCGCTATCTCCAGAAGAAGCCATGCGGTTATCTCGCCGTGCTTACGCCGAGCAAACTACAAAACCAGCCCGTCGTTTGCCACCAGAAATGACGCCGTCGCCAGAATATGTGGGGCGTGATCGCACAGCAGATGAGGTTGCTCTTGATCTTACGGCAGCGTTGTCTAAAGGTCCCGCTGGTTTCTTTAAAGGTATCCTTAACAACCTTCCGGGAGACCCCGGTACAGATTTGTTTGGGGGCATAGAACAAAGGGCTGAGCGCGCTGTATCTCCAATAACAAAAGGATCAGAAATAGCGCGTCAAGGAGCTATCTCTCGTGCTCAACAGCTAGAAGGCGAAGTAGGCGCGGCTAGGGCAACATACCAAACTATGTTTACTCCTGCTGGTATGCAAGTCATAATGCAGGGAGCTGGCTCGCTAATTCCATCAATTGGTATGAGCCTAGCAGGATTAAGTGCCAGAGCGGTAACTGCCGCTAATATGCTATCTAACGCTGGCGATGCAGCGGTTCAGTCGGCTGAACAACTTAAACAAATTTCACCACAAGAGTGGAGTAAGAACGAGGTATACCGTAGTCTGCGTGATTCGGGACTATCGCACCGCGATACTGTAAACATGCTTGCCCCGATATATGCGGTTCCTTCGCAGGCGTTTGGTGCGGCTACTGGCGCACTGTCTGGCGCAACTGGTCTTGAGAGAGCTCTTATTGGTGGGACTAAAAAAGGTTTGCTATCTGCTGCTGGACGTGCTGGTGCCGAATTGCTTGGTGAAGAAATTGAAAGTGTCGTACCTCAGTTTGTTGGTAACTTAGTTGCTAGTACTATTGACCCCAAGATTACTGCTACACAAGGGCTTGGGCAGACTGCAGTTGAGACTGCGTTTGGCACATTACCCGGTGCATCTCTAGCTGCGCTACCTTCTAAGAGAACAAATGCTTTAAATTCGTACGCGCAAAGTAAAGGCTATGCTGACGTACAAGACATGATCCGCAAGGTTGTCCCTAGCGCTGGTCGTCAAGCAGTTGAAGAAGAACTTATTGATGCGTTAGATAGAGAAGCGGACGAGCGTGAAATAGCTGACCAAGAAGCTGCCGCCGAGCGCGAAGCAATCCAAGCACCGCCAGTTGAAATAACTCCACTAGAAGGCCCAGAGCCTCCTGATATTTTTACGCCCCCAACAGATGCGGTTGCAACACCTACTGAAATTATTGAGCCTACTGAAGCTGTAGAAAAAGTGGAAACACCACTTACTACTGAAATTTCTGAAAAGGTAGCAGAGGCACGCGATGTAACTAATCCACAATATACCCCAATGTTTAAATACATTACGGGGATCAATAAGACGCTGGATGCTTTCTATAACCAGTTATATACCAACAACCACGACCAATTACCTGACGATCTTAGACAAACGCGGTTTATTCTAGACGGCATCAATGATGCTATGAGGCTTATCCAAACGCGTTTGTCTAGCTGGGACCATCCCGCTGTCATGTATAAAACCCCAAGCCAGCGTGCAGAAGCTAAATCAAAAGCAACTGCAGAAGAACGTGAACTTCTTAGTGCTGCTAGTAATTTAAGTGCAATCGGTACTAGGCTTGCTAATCAATCAATGGCGCTCTACAAGGGTTACAAAGGTAAGAAAGCCGGTAGCCAAGAAAAAATTAACGCTGCGGAAAAAGAAGCCGAAAAAGAATTTATGCGTGCGTTTGAACTTATGCACGCGCGCGGTCTTTTGAGTGAAGAAGAGGCTGAATTCTGGGAAGCAATGCAAGCGGCTAAGCCAAAGCAAGAAGCGCCTCCAGAGCCGAAAGAAAGAATTGATGAGTTATTAGACGAGCGCTATCCATTTTTAGCTGAAGAGCCGCCACAGCAGGTGCCGGTTGATAAGCCTGCGCCGATTACAGATTTATTTACACCTGAGACACCAGAAGATTCAACAACACCTAAGCCTGTAGAAGACAAGCCTTATTTTGGTAGCGAAGAAATCAACGCTCTTGGCGACAAAATTAAAGATGCCATCAATACTATTACAAACGACTTCATGGTCGGTGACTTAGTACGCTATGGAAACACAAGTGGCACGGTTATTGGGGTTGAAGACACGCATGTGAAATTGCATCCTGATGGGGCTAAGTCTCCAAAGGCGTTTTACCGCGTACCTAAAGCCCGTGTTGAACTTGTTGCTCGACCCGACACTACTTCTAAGAGCGCTGCTATGGCTATCGGAGAAGATAAGAAGTTTGGGTCTGAGCAAGGGAAGCTCAACGCTGACATGGGCGGCTTGATTCAGTTGCTTGGTGCAAACATGTATGCGGCAAGCATTGCTGAGGTGTCTGTAAAAGAACTATTGCAAAACGCTTTTGACGCAGTAAAAGGTGCTGTATCTAGTAAGAAAGCTCCGTCGCTTTATAAACAGGGTGAAATTACCATTACCTTTGACGATAACGAGCGCACTATTACCATACAAGATAACGCACGGGGCATGACACCTGAGATTGTGCGTGATGCGTTTTTTACAGTTGCAGGTTCAGATAAGTCTGACTTAGCCCCAGAAGACAGAAGCGGTGGTCTTGGTCTTGCAAAGATGGGCTTCATGCTTGGTGCTGAGCGCTTAATTTTAAGTACCGTACGTGATGGCGTACGTGTAACTGTAGATACTACATCCAAAGATATCGCTAATAGCAAGTTTCAAATTGTTAAAAAGCCTGCGCCCAAAGGTGAGCACGGCACGACTGTTACTGTTAAGATTCCTGAGTACTACGTTGACCCAAAGACTGGCGAAAAGAAAGACATTTATTTCTCAGCTAACCCAGAATACTACGACGTCTTAGAAAAGCCTTTAATTGGCCCCGTTATTGTAAAGACGGTACGGAAGAGCACGTTTAAGAATGAAGAAAAAACACTCCCTATCGGATTAGATTTCCCTGCGGATAAGTACCTACCATTTAAGGTTAACTTTGGTTGGGGGAGCGCTGACATCTATTTCAGTAAAGAACGAAACTCGGGCTCTTCCTATTCAATAAAGCATCAAGTGTTGTCTTCGGGCGTGTACCAATTCAATACCGAGTTTAAATTAAACCCACAAGAAAAGATTCCCTACGACATTATTGTCAACATAAAACCTAATGTAGAGGCTAAGCATCCAGACTACCCATTTGAAAACAGCCGCGAACGCTTTAAAAAGCGTTTAGACGAAGACATTGCTTCAATGGGCGCATACCTTGCGCAAATAGCCCGTGGCAATGAAGCTGCTGATCTACAAGAGAACTTTAAAAACATCGTATCAATGCCTCGTGTTGATGTTGGGCAAGACATTGCCGACACTACTAATAAACTGCAAAAGTCTTTTGATCGCAGAGGTAAAGTGGAGCGACGTGAATTGCCGCCCATGCCATCAGAGGTGCGGGTCGAAGGCACACGGGTTATTGCAGTTGATACCGGAAAAACAGTTGCTGATACTGCCAAACAAAAAGAAAAACAAACTAAGGGCACGTTCCAAGCCGAGCAAGCTGCGCCTGAGATGAAGGATTTCTTGCTGAATATGGCACAGAATCCAAATCAGCCAATCTTCCACAACAATACCAACGTAGATTTCTTAGAGGTCGGTCGTCAATACGGTACCCCCGAAGTGTTCTTTGCCGAACTCGGCACGGTTATGGTTGAGATGAAGGAAGCACTTGCCAATAGCGGCATGTATGGTTACGACGTGCTTAAGCCAGAGAACTTATTCTTTGGCGGTGTCTCTATAGACAAAGGGTACGGCGGTGTGCATATCAAAGTACCGTACAAGGCGGTGCTGATTAACCCGTTCTACGACTTTGGGGCTAAGACTTTGTTCGGTGCCCGCGAGTATTTGTGGGAAACTATGACGCACGAGATGGCTCACACAGGTGACATGGGTCACGGCGTAGGTCACAACACGCACATGCTGAAAGTGCGTCAATATCTTGCAGATGAAGGTTTAGCAGATTACTTCCGTGATGCGCTCATGGAGGTTTTGACTAAACACGAATCCGCTTTTACAGCAATGAGGGAAGCATATGGACGATCAACAACTAAAAACACTGCAAAGTCTCTTGAGGACTACGGAAAAGGTTCCGCCTCAGCATCGGATGGAAGCGCTGCAAGTAGGAGCGAGGACTCAATTCGGCCTGTACCAGCAGGAAGGGGATCAGGAGGGTATGGCGATATACGAGCCGCTAGTTCTGCTAACCCAACAAGCGGAATCCCCAGAGCAACTGGAAGCACTAGTCCGGACAGCGTAAAGGGTCTACATCAAGATGTAGTCGATGCGATCAACCGCAACGACGTCAATGCAACACTGCGTGCAATTTCACGCAATACATCAGGACTCTACGCGGAACTTGCGCGTCGGTTGGCTGAACTTAATTTGCCGACAAGCATTGTTTTTAACAATGAACGCGCACTGGTGCGCCAATTAATTGATGACGGTTCCGCACAACAACAGATTCGGTTGTTTGCATACTTGAGCCGCGTTGCGCCTGAAACATACGAGAAGTACTTTAAAGACTACGACAAGTCCGAGAACCTTGAGCGCGTCAATGAAGGGCTGACCAAACTTGGTGGCATCGACACAAGCCCAGTAAATACAGAGTTGGCTGCAGTCAAGGAAGCCTATCGTAAAAACATAACGGGCTTAACAGCACCGGGGTTCTTCGCGCCGACTATGGATGCGATCAACATCCGCCCCAATCCTACCCTTGGTTCAGACAACCGCGTTGTGTTGCACGAGATTGTGCATGCGGCTACTGAGTTCATGCTGTACGGGCAACTTGGCAATTTGACTACTGAGCAACTCCAAGCAGTTGCAGACATCTATGAGATGTACGACTATGCTCAGTCCAAGCTACCTCCGGGGGACTATGGGTTTACCAGCATCTCTGAGTTTGTTGCCGAGATAATGACCAACCAAGGTTTTCAAAACAAACTTAAGGCTATCCCATACCCTGCTAGGAAAACATCAGTACTAAATTCGTTTGTTCGTTTTGTTGCTAACTTGTTTGGGTTTAAGAACTTGACTGGTGCGGCAATGTCGGCAGTCAACGATATCTTGTCTCCACACCGTCCTAGTATTGTGAAAGCAGGCCCCCTGCGTTTTGCTACAAACCCACCCAAGAAACGTGTGCGTGGGCCAATCAGTAAACCAGACACATGGCGAACTGCAGAAAAGGTGCAGACTACTATTAAAGAAGAGCTGTCCGCTGCAGCTAAAGGTCGCGTACCACTAGGTACGGCTTTGAAAGATTTGACTGGCGCGCTATGGAGCGCTAGTGGTTCCGGTGTTCGTTTCCTGATACTGCCAGTACTCAATTTACGGCAGCTTAAAGATTTGACTCGTACAAAGTTTCCACAGCTTACAGGCGCGGTAGATATTGTTGAGAAGATGGTGGCGTATCGTGGGCAACAGATTAGAGTCGCTGAAAAGATTGTGCAGACATGGGGCCCGTTGCAAAGTAAGTATCCAAAGCAGTCATCTCTGATGTCGCGCATCATGTTGGAATCTACTATCCGTGCACGCGACCCTGATGCTGGAGTCCCTGCAGGTGGCGTACCCGACGCTCTTGACAATGCGTATGCTGCTTTGCGTCCTGAGTTTAAACAACTCTATCGTGAAGTACGAGATTTCTTTGGTGCTCAAGTAACTGAGATGGTTCGCACCATGAAGCAGCGTGCATTGGGCCTACCTAAAGCACAGCGTCAAGAAATGATACGTAAGATCAACGATCAGTTTGGCCCCGGCAAGCTAGTATTCCCGTACTTCCCGCTACGTCGTTTTGGAGATAACTGGTTCCAAATTGGTAAAGGACCTAATAAAGAGTTCTATACCTTTCCAAATTCGTTCAGCCGCAACCTTTCGTTTAACAAACGTCGTCGGCAGTTGATGGCTGGCAATGCTCAACAAAAAGCAGCCGCAGATACTATGCGTATGGGTAATGGCATATCTGAGTTGTATTCTCAAAACATTGCTACGACCCAAGTGCTACGTGATCTTGAGGACACAATTAACAGCCTGACCGCTACAGATGTAGCAGGTATCAAGTCTGAGATAAAAGACAGTCTTAACCAACTCGTCTATATGCTATTGCCACAGCAGAGTATGCGTAAGATGTTTATCAACCGTCGGGCTGTCCAAGGTGCTAGCAGTGATATGTTGCGTGTGTTTGCCCAGACTGCCGTGCGTAGCGCATACCAAATGGCTAGGTTTAAATACGCCGAGCCTTTTGTCAACAACATAAACAACGCCCGTGACCATATCGACAATATGGAATCGGCACACGCCATAACTCCTCAACAGGGCGCGGTATACCGTGACTACGTATTGGAGTTGGAGAAACGCACCAAAGTTATCCTCGGCGTTGAAGACAAGAGCTTAGTAGCTAAAGCCGTTGGTGCTATTACAGGCACTACGTTTTTCTTCATGTTGTCGGCTCCTGCTAGCGCGCTGCTTAACATTCTTGGTATGGCGCAACTCACAATGCCATATATCGGCGGGCGCTATGGCTACGCTAAGACTAATGTAAAAATGCTTAAGTACTTGGCGCTTTATGGGTTGTCTATGCCTGAGCGTTCGCTAGCGCCTTTGGTACGTGGCAATTTTGCACAGGTATCATTTCCATCTATCGTGGAAAGCAGCATTCTGGCTAGGATGGACCCCATTATTCAGCGTGCGGCTAAACGATTTGTGGACGATGGAGACATTAACATCTCCATGACTAACGATATTTTTGATCTCAGTGAAAACCCATCGGCGCTGTACACTGGATATGCAAACACTATCAAGAAACTTTTGGCTGGCATGTTCCATCAAGCTGAACGACTTAATCGTGAGATTGCACTACTTACTGTATTTGAACTAGCGTACGACAAGTTCACCAAAGAACCTAAGCGCAACATCCGTGGTGTGATCGAGCGCGACAACGCTGGTAAGCCTGTAATAAATAAGCCAAGCGAAGCGTTTGAGCTTGCGTTGCAAGAGGCTCGCGATATTGGAGGGCTAACCCTTGGTGACTACACCCGTCAAACAAAAGGACGCATCTTTGCGGAAATCCCTTCGCTAAATGTAGCCGCTCAGTTTAAGCAGTACGCTATCGGTGCCACATACAACATACTACGCAATACTTACTTGTCTGTCGGTGCTCCATTCCGTAAGGCTGAGATTGAGCAGTTTCGCCAAGAGATGATTAAAGATGGTTTGACGCCAGCGGTTATTGACCAACGTCTGGATGAGGCCGAGCAGATTCGCAAAGAAACATATCGCGAAGGTATGAAGCGTCTTGCGGGTATCCTCGGTATGTCGTTCTTGTTCGGTGGTATAGCTGCTCAGCCATTCTTCTCCATGCTCGGTCAGCTCGTTCAAATGTTTGCGCCAGACGATGATGACGAGTTCTTTGATTGGGAGAACTGGTTCTACAACTACATGGAAAATGAAGTTGGTGGTTCTGCCGCAGCAATCTTTAAGAAGATGGGTATGGACGCCGAGAAGTCAGAGAAGGCTGGCGTTGCCCTTGGCGAAGCACTTGCACGCGGACCTCTTGCTACTGCGACTGGAACATCGCTTGCTGATCGTGTTAGCTTGGATTTAAAAAACCTCTGGTGGCGTGAAGGACGATATTCTCCTGATGTACGCCAATCGTTACAGCAAGACATTATTGCTAACATCGGCCCAACTGTTGGGTTAGGACTTAACTGGGCAGATGCTTGGCAGTTAGCAGGTGAGGGTCAGTGGGGTCGTGCGTTTGAAAAAGCCGCCCCTGCTATGTTTAGCAAAGCTGCTACTGCGTATCGTCTTGGAACTGAAGGTGCTACATCTAGTGGCGGTGAGGTTATTGGCGGGCTCTACCCAGAGCAATTCACTACATGGGAATTGGGAATGCAGGCTATTGGTCTACAGCCAGAGAAACTTGCACAGGCGCAGAAGGCTGCTATCCAAGCCAAAACCTATGAGCAAAAAATCATAGACCGACGCAACTCGTTACTTGACCGTCTGTGGATGGAGCGTGGCAAACCTAGTTATGCAGATGCGTTACAGAAATCGAATGAGTTTTCTTTGAAGTACCCAGAGGTTGCTATCGACGGCGACGCTATCTCCAACTCGTTTGACGCTCGTGCAGAAGCTAAAGCACAAGCCGAAGCGGTTGGTGCTAAGTTAAATTCTAAGATGCTAGGACGTACCGCCCCTATGCTGCGTTACGGCATGCAGTAATTACTTACGCCAAACCCGCAGACCTTTGATGCCGTCTTCGATAACGGCCTTTATTGCTACCTTGAAACCAAGACGCTTGGTCACAGCCAACACCGTTGTTTTACTTTCCTCTAGTTTTAGGCAGGGCACGAAGAACGACGTGCCCCTTTTGAACTTGCGCCAGTTAATCTGATAGTCAAGGTCATTTATCCTCATCGGCTTGCGCCTCATCCGTATCTGTAGTACCTATGAAAGCATCAGGGTCAAGGAAGTCGCCCTTAGAACAATCAAATACAAATGCATCAACTGGCGGGATGCCGCTAATCTTTGTGCCTTTAGCCATGCGTTTCTTCACGGTGCCAACATAGATACCGTCTTTGGTAAGCGAGGTCAGCACATCCTTAATCGTGATCTGATGCTCGGCACACCAAGCCCGTAACTTCTTACTGATGATGAACAACTTGCGGGTATCAGGCTCCATCCGAATGATGAGTTCGCCCTGTGGTTCTAAGATAGGGAGCATCTCTACCCCCGTTCGTTTGTCCGCTTGGTCGTTAATCACCAAGGTATTGCGACGGTGCTCACTCCAGTACTCGCCGATCACACTGCTGTGGGTTGTGGCTGGTGGCTTAATCTCTGTACGCATCTGACCGAACTCGGCGACTGCCCATTTGAGTACGCGACCTACGTCGATATCATGGATCCCTAGACGCTTGGCAAACAAAGCACCAGCTATGTTGCATGCCGCCACACCTGACCAGAACCGCTCACGGCCTGTAAATCCAATCTGCTTGTCGATGATGCGCTGTAGTTCCTTAACTTCTAAGATACGTTCTTCCAAGTTTTCTACCAAGTCACGGATGTAGATAGACCCTGCATGCCCGTAGTTTGTGTAGAGCTTGGGATACAGATCGTCGGCTTCTTCCTTAGTGATTAGCTTAGTCTCAGGGATTTGATACTCAATTACCCGCATCAATTCACCGTCGGGTGTGGACTTCAAGGACTTAAGCTTGTCTACGATCGATGCGTTTGACGAACAAAGAAGCATAGTCTGCCACTTAGCAAAGTTCTTGCGCTCAGAGTTCGAGTTGGAGTTCATCCGTCCACGGCCTCGGCCTTGGGAAACTGCATAGGCAAAGTCAGAACAGTCTTCTGGCTTCATCTTGGTAATCTCGTCACAGCCCAATCCAATGTTGTTCATCACACCGAGTCGGTGTAGCCGCACAGCCATAGTGTCCCGCTCAATCAGCATCAGTTCTTCGGGGTGCCCATACACGCTGTGCATAGCCTTGATTGCTGTTGTCTTGCCTGTGCCAGACTCATTGTTAATCATGTTAATGATTGCGCCTTTAAGATGCAGATGCTTCATTAGCGGTGCGCCAAACGCAGTAAAGAATCCAAATGCATGAGGCTCAAACCCCGGAATGTCGTACTTGTTTATTACATTTTTCCATTCTTCAAAGTCACCGACTGGGTTGAACCAATCTGAAAGGTCTGCTGTGTAACTAGATGGTGGACTGTACTTGTCACCCTGTGCGGTAATCTCCCGCTCACCCAAGATAAACGATTTATCCTTCTCGGTCCAACCGAACTGCGTCCTCATAATCTCTGCTCCTTGTTTGTATTGCATCTCCTTCACCGAACGAACGATATAGGCCATGATGTTTTCCATTTGCTTCTTCAACGCTACGACACCAAACCAAGCCAGCTTCTCGCGTAACTTATCTGTTGTCAGCAAATCCACCACAGGCAACGCAAACTCTTTTACGCCGTCACGAGGGGTGTGCAGACGCATCCAAATGGTTTCACCCGCTTGCGGGTCTTTCAATCGCTTGACCACATACAGGTCATGTTCGTAAATCAAATCGGCTTCGGGGTCATCATCATCTGACTTGCGATAGACGCCGCCGTTCTTACCTCTGAAGTATGGAAAAGGGTATTCGGGGATATCGTAGATAACCGTCTTCTCTTCCGTCACGTACTCAACCGTGTTGTCCTCTGCTGTAGCGGCGGCAATCTCTGCGCCAAGAACAATAGGGCTTTTAATCTTGCCTTTATGGATGCAACCTGCGCAACCTGATGGGTTGATAGCCTCCCACGAATCGCATGTGTAAGGCCCCTTGATTAGTTGTACCTTGGCGACTGTCTCGTCAGGGTGGTAGTCGGGGTGATCTCTAGATACATCGTGTATGGCGGTGTCGGCATCCGTGCAAAACTTAGCAATAGATAACGTGGCACGCCAACGTGGTTCGTCTAAGATCTTTTGGTCAGTGATTGCTCTAGCTAGCTGCAGGCAGCCTGTTCCACTTACGTTCTTGTCTAATATGATTTGGAATCGGTGTTGACGATTGCCCATCAACGCCTTGGTCATGTCATCTGCAAATGTAGGCAGATAGTCTGGCGTCTCATCCATCACGCCAAGTTTGTCTTTGAACTCACCGAACGATATCTCGTCGCCCATCACCATAACTGTTACTGGTAGTGGTGGCTCAGTCTTATGGTTGAATGTGTCGGGCATCCGTAGGATAGATGCGGCATCGGCAGTTCTAGCGGGATCGTCCTCCAAGCCTTCCTGATTGCACACGACTTTTAAACGCTTAGCGGTGTTAACCCACTCTTTGCGGGAGATTGGTTCAGTCAAAGGCCAGTAGACATGCAGTCCACGACCAGAGTTCACAATCGTCGGCCTCGGTAAGCCAACAGTTTTACAGAATGTTTTAAGCGCGGCTAGTCCGTCACCTTGATCGGCATACGGCTTACCTATCCCACAGTCAATATCAAGCCAAAACGACTTAATGTTTTTCACGTTATCGTTAGTACGTGAACCTGATTCTTCGTACTTTGCACACGCAAAGTAAACGTCAAATCCTTCGTCCAGCAAAGTCTGAACGGCATCTTCTACTCCCTGCATGTCCTCAACAAATATTTGTCGAGGGTGGCCTGTCTTCTTTAGACCCACCACGCAGTACCACCCGTCAGACGATAACACCGTCGACAGTAAATCTGCTCTTGTCATAGCCGCCTCTAGGAAATGCGTCGGAAGGGCGCGGCGAGCCCCATCCGAACGCTACTGAACAAACCCAACCTTTGAAAGCATCTCGTTAATTTTGGTCTCGTGTACCTTGCGTGGAATCCACTCACCTGTAAACCACTTGTAGATGGTCATGCGGCTAACTCCAAAGTACTCGGAAACTTCACGAACGGAATAGTCTTTCTTGATGCAGAAGCGCCCCAGCTTTACGCCGGGACTTTTAATATCTGCTTCTTGGTTGGCGCGGACGATTCGAGTTGCGTAACCTCTGTTATCCATTACTCGTCATCAGTCCATTGCTTCAGTACATCATTGAACTCCTTTTTAGGGGCGGGTTCAGCGTTTTTCTTAGCAGTGCGCTTAGTTGGCTCAGGCAGTATGTCTTCTACCTCAGCTTTAGGTGCAGGGGCGGCAATCGATTTGCGCTTAACACCGTCGGTCTGTGAAGGTGTCTGCACGACAGCGGATTTTGCGGCAGGGCTATCACCTTTGTCTTTAGCAACTAACCACTCTTCTTTGGTCAAGAAACGTGCGGGCTTGAAGGTCAACTTGGGGGTATCGCTATCGCTGTCCATACGCATCTCTGTTACCAAAGTGCCGAGGCTCTTGCCTTGTGCGCCAACATACTTAGCGTATTGCTGAAACGGCATCTTGTCCACATCACCGCGACCAAAGATTGACTTGGCGGGTAACACCAACTGGAACACATCGCCCCCAACGTCGTCGGCTAACAAGACAGCCAAGCGTTGCTGATAGCGACAGGCGCGTGAATCGCCTTGACCAGAACCTTTGATGTTTTGTGAACAGCCTTCGCAAGAAGAGTGTTGTGGGTACTCGATGCTTGCATCGGGCTTTTCGCCATCGTTAGACCAGCAGTCAGGGTGCGAAGTCTCACCAGCAACATACTTACCAGCGTAGAAAGAACGCGACACTTTAGTTGCGCCGTTCACAATGACAATGTTCATTGCGCGGTTTTCATTCTTTGCAATTTCCTCACCGCTGACCATCATGCGGAACACACCACCACGGATGGAGATGCGCTTCATGCCAGTGTTACCGGCAAGTGCTTTGGTCATGTCATCGAGGCCGACTTCCTTTAGGTAGTCAGGTAGATTGGTGCTGAAAAGTGCGAGGTCGTTACTCATTTGATTTTCCTTTAATAAAGTTGTATATAGCATTTGCGTTAAAGAGCAGTTCTTCAACTGACCCATCGGAGTACTTGTTCTGTTTCATCAAAACAAGTGCCTGATCTACCGCACGCTCTCGGTAGAACATTTCATCGCGTTCCTTGCGGAACTGCATTTCCATTGTGGTTATCTCGGTGTTGTCGTCCATTACTTCCTCCGAATGGTGATTTCATATTCCCGATCAATGTTCAAACCCATAGGTTCAACATCGGGGTTGTTCTCTAAGAACTCTTTCATATTCGTTTGATGAATACGTTTCTCCAATAGCCCCATTGCTTCATGCTCTTGCATAAATTTATAGAAGCTTTCCCAGTCATTAGTCCAGAAGCGGTCTTTGACGGTTCGATACGCAGTGCCCTGCGGTGTTGAAAAGCTAGTCACGCCAGTCTCTTTCGAGACCTCAAGTAACTTGTGCTTTAGGATAGTCATCTGCTCCTCTAACTGGGCAGACTCGGCTTTGTACTTTGCGTACATTGCTTCTTTGGTGTCGCGAATCTTAATGTAAGCCTCGACGACTTTCTCAATAGAAAATTCTGATTCCATACTCACTCCAATTTGTTTTTTATAGGTGTTGATGATGTGTTCACATAAAGCAGTGGAGTCCGTCCTTCCTATGTATTTGCACAAAACTAGGAAGATGCGGCGCTAACCCGCATTACACATCATCAACGAAAATCATTATACTCTTTTTGTTGACAATGTCAAGAGTTAATTTCACTTTTATACAGATCAATAATCTTGTTGTGGAAGTCCAATTTGTTTTGCAACATTCCGTAGAGTTTTGTTTCTACTGGACTACCTTCAAGATGTACGATCGTCATAGGGTTACGCTGACCCGGCCTATCGATACGTGCGTTTGCTTGCAAGTATGTTTCAATCGACGTGACAGGAGCGTACCATACGATTACGTTTGCCGCAGTAAGGGTTACCCCATGTGCCGCCGCTTGTGGTTGAATCAAAAGTACTCGTGGCTCCTCTTGCTCTTGAAATCTTTTAAAGATGTCGGTACGCTTTGACACGCTTACAGAGCCATTGATAATCTCTGACGTTACTTTATTCTTAGTTAGGAAATCCTGTATTAAAGCTAACGTGTGCGTGAACGGCACAAACACTAGAACTTTATGGCTTGCCTCCTCAATAACTTCTAACAAAATGTTTAATCGGTTCGATGCGTCAAACTCTATGACATTCTTGGTATCTGTATACACAGCCCCGCAGGAGATTTGTAATAGTTTGTTTAGTTGAGCCGCCGCATTCACGGCAGAGACTTCATCGCCAACTGCTTCAATCAGCATCTCTTTCTTGAGGTCTTTGTAGTACTTAGACTGCTGTGGTGTTAGCGGAGTGAACCGCGAAGTGTGCGTCACATCAGGTAAGTCAATGCAGTCTTTCTTCTCAAAGCGAATTGCAGGTTGCAAGAGGTTGTGCACTATGCCTTGGGCTTGCGGTTTTGGAATCCATTTGAATCGTGAGAACTGATACATCACAACATCGCGGAACGCTGTGTACAAGTGTGGGGTTCTTGCGGGTACGCATAGTTTGGCAAGGCCGTAGGCATCTAATGGTGATTGAGCTGCGGGTGTACCAGTCATCATCCATATCCAAGTATCAGGAGTGGTTACTCTTCTTAACGTTTTAAAACGCTCAGTCCTAGAGTTCTTGTAGGCATTGGCTTCGTCAATGATGATGAGGTCAAACCCACCAGCCTTGAGTTCTTCTTCAACAATGCTCACACCGTCGTAGTTAATGATGACGTACTCGGCGATGCCTTCAACAATAGCCTTACGTTTCTTGCGATCTCCGTGTGCCACATCTACGTGGCGATGGACAGCAAATTTAAACAAGTCGGCTTGCCATGCGGCTTGCATGATGGACACAGGACAGATAACCAATACCCGTCGTATGTATTCCTGCTCAAGCAGGTAATCCGATGCCCAGATAGCTGATGCAGTCTTACCAGTACCTTGTTCGTTAAAACAAAAAGCGCGTGGGTGTAGAGTCAGAAAGGATGCGGTATCCTTTTGGTGGTTCATTGGCCTATAGAGTCCGGGCCAGTCATAGTCTCGCTCAATCGGGGAGGGTACGCCTTCCCAACCAAGCGTCTTTAGCATCTGTGCTTCTTTCAGTCCCCAATGAACAGCCACCGAATCCTCGGTGTACTCGGCACTCTTAGCGATAGTCGAGAGAATCTTCTGTGGCTCTTCAGTCTGTATGACTAAGTATTTGTTTTCAACTACTTGCATCTTGCATTTTTATTCTGCCCATAGGCGTGTACTGGTCGATTACGTTATGGGTTTCTACCTCGCCAAAAGCAAGCAGACGATGCGCCACAACATTTAGATAGTCGTCGTCCATCGGCTTTTCCATAGATACCCAACGTGTTCCATACGCCAACATCCAAGCGGCACGTAGTTGTTCCACGGTTAACTCAAATGCAGGGTGTTCTTCCAAGTCAGTACTCTTTAAACGAACTATTGGTGGGTAACTTTGTTTTGTGGCAACAGGATGCGGTACTCTAAGTTTCTTTAACTCTTCGATCGTATCCTGCGTTTTTTTACTTAATAGTGTGGTCTGATTTGCGGGCAAAACTTCTATTCGCGGTTGCAGACTTAACCCGGAGATTTGATCTTGTAGTTTTTCCGCCTTTTGAAAGGGGTTGTTTGTGGTCGACATCTTTTCCATCTCCTTTGTGTACTAGCCCTGCTTTTTTCATAATTGCCCGTGCTTTGTTTCGCTCGGCTCTTTTCTTTTTAACGGCGGGTGTACCGTCATATGTTTCGTACTCGTGTTTGTACGGTCTTGGTTTATTTACGTATGGCATGGTGGCTCCTTATGCTTTATCACCAAATAATTCAAATCCATCGGCTTGAGCTTCCATCTTTAGTGCCAACTCTTTAAGCGCATTGGCATGACGGCGTAGGTTTTTTGCGCGGGCATCTGGTGTTTTGAACTGGAAGTAGTAGGACAAAGCATTGTCTAGGTTGTCTACTTTAGATATGTCTTGTGCTATCGACATGGTCATTTGGGTGGCGCAGTCAATACAAAACATAAAGTCGTCTCTACTCTTGGATGGTCGGTAAACAACTCCAACATCATTGACATACATAGGCTTATCACAGCATGTGCACACGTTCTCGCCGTTATAAAAAGGGGTAGGTGTAAGACTCATGGTTTTCTCCTTTAAGATTTCTTACTGTTGTGTTCGCAGTCGGTGACAGGGCACCAACCACGGCATGTGAAGTTTGGTCTAGGGTTCCAAACATCTGTAATCATCGCACTCTCTAACTGATTTGTCTCGGGTATCCACTTGCCCCAAGCCTCGGTCTGTTGATCTGCATTGAACTCGGCGGCAACTAGGTCTTTGACTACCAAGAACATCAAGCCAGCCTTGATTGTTTTAACTTGCGGGAAGTGCTTGAAGGTCAAAAGGGACAGTAATTCTAGTTGCTTCTTGTCCGCGTACCTACTGGATTTGCTAGTCTTGTAGTCAACGATCCGTGCCTTCTCGCCATCGATAACAAGCAGGTCGGCAATACCACGGAACCAAACATTCTTGTCTCTAAACGCGCACGGTTGCATGTCCTTGGTCAAGCCCATCTCATGCTCACATAACTTCTCACCCGACAAGGCTTTCAGTGGGTCAAGGAACGGCTGGATATAGGCGTACTTCTGTGGTATCGGAGTACCATCACGGATGTATTCTTCAGCTGCCTTATGAACCGCACTGCCGTAGAGCAAGTGTTCCTGTGGTGGCTCGACGATATCTTTGACGATACGCATCCTGTGATACTTGCGTGGGCACTGCTGAAACAGCGAGATGCTTGAATATGACCATGTGTAGTTCATTTGAGTGCGCTCGAAATTTTGTCTAACTTACCTTCTTTTTCCAACTCAGCAAGAGTCGACATTGCAGTTGCCGCACGCTCAAGTAAGTTGACGTAGCGTTCTAGGTTTGCAAAGTTTGCGGTCTTCTCAACCTTAGTTAGTCCTGCCGCCAAATCATCTGCCGCCTTACGCACATTACCTGAGACTTTCTTGATATTGGTTTGTAGTTCTTCTGTGGTGTTCATCAAAGCGCTTATGTTGCGCTTGAACATTTTGTCCGCAGTCTCTGTAATCTCTGTTGCTTTTTCGTAGTCTGTTGAAATCATTTTTGCCTTCCTTGTTAAATATGTTCCATCTTCATTTGATAGCTCCGTTGCTATCGCAGTATTGATTCTCCCTACTGACCAACCGGGGCCATACCTATCTATCACATCTGGTTTACTTCCAAGAAAGTTTTGGCTAACTCCTATCTGCATTACAGCCCCCATTTCTCAATAGACATTTTTTTACCGCAGTCGCCGTAGCTTTTTCCTACGCCAATTTCACACGCTAGTGGTAGCGTCTCAGCCCACTTGGGTCGCCAACGCATACATTCGTTTACATATTTAATGGCTTCATCGCGCTCTGATTCGGATACTACGCACGCCACGGCATCATGCACAGTCAGAACTGGTTTGTAGCGTTTTGCTATTCGTAGCATCTGCTCACCGATCACACAGCGTGCCAAGGCTTGACATAGATTCTCGACTACCTTACCGCCATAGATACGAACTTCACCTTTGCGGGTATCGTAGACGTACTGTGGTCGACCATGCAAGTCAATCTCAGGGGCACGCAAGTTCATATACTTGAGAGGTAAACCGCTAGGAAGATCGTACCCAATTCCGGGGAGTACGCTTACTGCCTGTGCCTGTTTCCCAAACGGAGTAGTGACAAGTTTAGGGCTTGCCAGTGCGTCTAAGGTTTTGTGTCCTTCATCCCATAGTGCAGGGATATATGGGAACTCTTGGCGATACACCTTCAAGATATGTTGGCACATGTTGTCGTCCAAACTTACCCCAAAGTTCTTGAGTTGTATCTGAAACTTGCGCCAGCCCATGCCGTAGCCCGCGCCAAGAATCGTAGTCTTACCTACAAATCTTTCAGAGTCGTCAATCTCTCCAAGAGGTTTGTTGTATATCTTTGTTGCCATGATCTTGTAAACGTCTTCACCTTTTGCAAACGCGCTTACCAAATCAGCTTGCCCCGCCAACCATGCAACGATCCGCGCTTCAATCTGTGAAGAGTCGGCGTCGATCATGATGTAGCCTTCGGGTACTACGATAGCAGTCTTGAGGGGTGACTTGCGTGGCAAGTTCTGTAGGTTTAGTTTGTCGTCCCCACCCCACCGCCCTGTGTGCGCGGCGTAATATCTGAGGGGGACTGGGAGGCTACCACGCTTCGCTATGGAGATAAATCTTTGGGTGCGTGTCTCTTCTAGTGTGGACTTTGTCCCAAGACGCGCGGCGACAAGTGCTTGCACCCGCTCATCCCAGTGGTCTGCTAGTGCCTTGAACCCCTCGTCACTCTTAGCCAAAGCCAAAGCCATTTTGCCTGTCGTGGGGCTAACCTTCATGGGTGGTGGCACACCATACTCAATCAATCGCTCGGCGAACTTCTGATTGGACATGAGCACTTCCTTGTCAGCACAAGCCTCGGCAATCAAGGCTTCCTTCTTTTCTTGTACAAGTACAAGGTGTTGCTCCAACACAGGTAGATCAAGACGTAGCGTCGGCTCTGTGAACATACGCAGAGTCATGTCTATTAGCTTTAGCTCTGGCTTCTGGAAGTTTGCTTGCAAGATATTGAACAAGTCGTACGTCAGCTTAACGTCGTTCTTGCAGTACACACCATATTGCGCCAAGTCCTGCGCAGAGAAATCAGCACGGCGCTTACCCATAGCCGCGACTACCTCAGTACCTTTCACCCCTAAGCCATAACGCTCGGCGGCTTTTGCTAGGCTGTTACCAACCTCTGTGCCATCAATGGCACGTAGCATTGCTAGAGTATCGAGAAGTACTTTTGGCCTAATACCAAACCGCCAAGAAAGGATAGCACCATCAAACATGCAATTATGAGCAAGGAGAAAAGAACTATCCCAGTCAAAGCGAGATAAAAACTCACTGGTGTCGGCGTGAGTTCCTGTGAACCATTGCGTTTCGTCATCATTTATTTTTACTCCTACACCGATAACTTCAAAACGGTCATCGCGAATGTATTCTTCAGTTGTTAACTTGGATAGAGAGAAGTCTTTATCGTAGAACGTTTCGAAGTCAAGGGTGATTAGGTTCATCCAATTTTCCCAACTTTTACAATGCCAAACTCAGAACGCTTCCAAAGAAACGAGATGGTTGGCACAGCACCAGCGCTAAACAGGTCTGATGCTGTATATACAGAAGCGGTATGTCTTGGATACCCCGGGCCAACGTATCTCTTAGTGTCTCGGTAGTGTGGTACGTAAGTGATGCCGTCTAGTTTAAAGGTCGTGTACTTATGCAGTTCAGCCTTGTCGTCTTCTTTTGCTTTTGTAGTCATTTGGTTACCTTTGTGTCTGGTGAGAACTTAGCGATCTCACGGTTCAGATACCAACGTGCTTTGAGCAAGTCCTCGTAGTGGCTACCTTTGAAGTCAGCACGGCTTATGTACTTGACTACGTTTCCTAGGTTGTAACCAAACTGTTTCGCCTCAATGAAGTCGATAGTCTCGATACCGCCCATCTTGTAGTGGGGTGGATGATTAACCATGTCGGTGTGGTGTGTGGCAACGATATCCTTAGCGCCTTTCATAAACTCCCTCTGTATATCTGCAATACGTTCTTTAACGGATTTCTCATTTGTCGACACCTCTAATAGTTTCCACTTGGGCTTCTTCACTGCCGGTGTGCTAGCCACACCATTCTTCTTATCAGCGTACCGAATGTTGTGGACGTATTGCACCGTTGCACCAGTAGCGTCGGCTACTGCCTGTGCTTTTGCCGTTGGGTGCTTTGCTAAATACTTACGCACTTTTGTGCTCATTGCTTGTGATCTCTTTGCCATATTTTCCTCTTTAAGATTTAAGTTTAAGACCGCGATTTTCCAATGCGGTGAATAGTTGCTTTGCTGACATTGCGCCCATGTTGGGCACTCGGTTTAACCAAAAATACGCTCTCGTATCCAGTAAGTCCTCCATAGTTAAGATGTGTTGTGCTCTGACTGCGTTCGCTACTCTTCTTGGTAGTTCTAAATAAATTGCGGGGTCTTCCCTTAACCAATCACTTGCGGGGGCTTTGACTTTTGCCTCAAGCATCCTGTCTGCTTGTAGGTAAGCTTCTTCTGCTACGCCCTCTGTATCTCCTCGTATCAACATTGCTTGCATAGCCGCCATAGCAATCTGATCCCTCAACAGTACGTCTATCATTCTTTCATACTCCTTAACAAAGTCATAAAGACATGCACTGTATCTACACCTAAAACAACGGCAAGATACTCTACTTCTTTTATCGCTTCTTCTAGCGTATCGTTTCTAACTTGGATGTTGCTTTTCTCTACCTTTGAGAGCCTATCACCTAGTTCTCTGACAGCAACCCTTGCTATGGCTAACTCGTCCATCAAGTGAACTACGGCATCTCGTGGTTCGGCGATCTGACGCTTGCGGTTCATAGACCGCACATACTCTTGCTTAACTCGAGACTCCATCTCGATGCGTGTGAACTCTTCATCTTCGGGTGTCATTTGCTACTTCCTATCTCTTTTAATTTTTCTTCAAGGCGACGGATGCGCTGACGGTTGTATTCGACTACGCTAGTAGCGTACTCAAGAGACTTCTCCGCGTGCATCTTTGATAGGTACGCATCTCGCATCTCGATATCAATAAGTTCTTCCAATGTTCTTGGACGCAACATATCTCTAAGAAAGGCCACCAATGTTTCTCGTTTAGTCATGTGTTCTTCTCCTTGAGTTTGGCTTCTACTGCTCTTGCTAACGCAACATAGTGTGGCTTCATACCAAACACAGCGTCTTGTATGTCTTCTATTTCTTCGGCTCGTAATCCAACCCAAGGCTTCTTGTACTCTTGGATGTCATCGTCTTCTTCTGCTTTTAATTCGTACTCTATTTCTATGCGTTTAGTCATGTCTCATCTCCTCATACCATTCAATTCCACCTAGCATGCAATTCTTTTTATCTTGCAAGTATGCGTTGCCACCTTTGCCAACCCAGTAGGTTTGCGGTAGGGGTTTAACTTTCCTGTTGTGGCTACGCACAAACATCTCTGCGCGGGGCAACCACCAAAACAAATGCTTACGCTCTCGCATCTTCATGTGTTTTTCTCCTTGTTTCTATCCCACTGTTCTCCAAACAATTCGTCACCCATAGCCCACTGCAAAAGCATGGTGTACATAAGTCCAGAGTCACCGTTAGTTTCATAAGACCGCTCCGCCCAGT